ACAACTCTGGCGGTAACCCAACCACTAATGTAATTGATAAGTTTAAGTTTAGTGTGGATGGCAATGCTACAGATGTAGGGGATCTTACTTTATCCCGAAAAGCAGTCGCTGGTCAGTCTAGCAGTGTTAGCGGCTACTCATCAGCAGGGAATGACGGTAATCAAACAAATGTCATTGACAAGTTTAGTTTTGCAAGTGACGGCGATGCTACAGATGTGGGAGATTGCACAGTTTCTGTGGACGAACGTGCTGGGCAGTCAAGTTCAGACAACGGATATGCATCAGGTGGCCAGCCTGTTATTAATGTTATTGACAAGTTTAGTTTTGCAAGTGACGGCAATGCCACGGATTCAGGCGATTTAACCTTAGCCAGACATGGTTCTTCGGGTCAATCCAGTAGCACCCATGGTTATACTTCTGGAGGTTATGGTGGTGGTTTTAGCAATGTAATTGATAAATTTCCTTTTGCAAGTGACGGCAATGCCACTGATGTAGGTGATTTAAATGCACAGTTAAATAATACTGCTGGTCAATCCAGTGCAGACAACGGATATGTTTCAGGTGGACGATATGCCAGTAATTTGGATCAAATCCAAAAATTTCCTTTTGCGTCAGACAGCGATGCTGCAGATGTGGGTGATTTGACTCAGGCCAGGACCTTTGCCACAGGGCAACAAGGGTAACATATTTTTTAGCCCGGTTTTTCCGGGCTTTTTTATGACTTAAGATAAATAAATTTGTTCAGGGAGAATCCAAGAGAGTCTCACAATGGTCGAACAGAAACATTTGACATATCCTGATCTAGGCATTAGACTATGGCATAGGGATAAAATTATCCCACACGATGGCATAAAACATTGGCATACACAAGAGGCATAAAACAATGGCAACTTTAGCAGAAATCCGCGCAAAACTCCAGGCAATGGAGCCCAAGCAAGACAACAACAAATCCAAATTCCAAGGCGATAACGCAATGTACCCTTTCTGGAACATCCCAGAAGGCTCTACAGCAACCATGCGTTTCCTGCCTGATGGTGATCCTGACAACACATTCTTCTGGACTGAGCGAAATATTATTCGCTTAGAGTTTCCAGGCGTAGCAGGTGTCAGCCCAGCAGAACAGAGAAAAGTGACCGTGCAGGTACCCTGTGGTGAGATTTACGGTGACACCTGTCCTGTGCTCACTGAAGTCAGACCCTGGTACAAGGACGACACTCTGAAGCAACAGGCTGGCAAGTACTGGAAGAAGCGATCATATATTTTCCAGGGTTATGTAAGTAGCAACCCCCTGGAAGAGGAAGCACCAGAAAATCCTATCAGACGCTTTATTATTGGTCCACAGATTTTCCAGATCATTAAATCAGCACTCATGGATCCAGACATGGAGCATTTGCCCACAGATTATGTGAACGGCACTGACTTCAGACTTACCAAGACTACCAAGGGTGATGGTCACGCAGACTATACCACTAGTTCCTGGGCGCGCCGTGAGCGCAGTCTGGATGAGACAGAACTGGCGGCTATTGAGCAACACGGCTTGTATGATCTCAAGGATTTCATGCCTGCGCGCCCCACAGCAGATCATTATGCTGTGATCTCACAGATGTTCGAGGCAAGTGTTGATGGTGAACTATATGACCCAGAGCGTTGGGGTAACTTCTACAAGCCCTATGGCATTGATGTTCCAGCCTCAGCTGCACCAGCACCAGGTCAGACAGCACAGCAGAAAACTACTGCTCCAGTAGCAACTGCGCCAGCACCAGTGGCTGAAGCAACTACTCCAGCACCCGCTCCAGCACAAGCAGAGCCAGTGGCAGAAACACCTGCCCCAGCACCTGCTCAAGCAGAGCCAGTAGCAGATGGTAAGCAATCAGCAGATGACATTCTGAACATGATTCGTAACCGTCAGAAAGAAGCATAAGGAGTAAACAATGCAGAAACCATTTGACCTAAGTAAGTTCCGCACGGGTGTGACTAAGAGCATTAGTGGCATCAGTGCGGGGTTCCATGACCCACAAGATTGGGTTAGCACAGGCAATCATACCCTGAACTATCTTATTTCAGGAGATTTTAACAAGGGTATCCCCTTGGGAAAGGTAAGCGTATTTGCCGGAGAGTCCGGCTCAGGCAAGTCGTTTATTTGTTCGGGTAACATTGTCAAAAACGCTCAGGACATTGGGTGTCAGGTAGTACTGTTTGATTCAGAGAACGCTCTGGATGAGGACTGGCTACAAGCATTGGATGTTGACACCAGTCCTGAGAAACTACTTAAAATTCTTGTGAGCATGATTGATGATGTTGCCAAGACACTAAGTGAGTTCATGAAAGACTACAAATCCAAGTACGGCGATCTGGAATACTCAGAGATGCCCAAGGTTTTGTTTGTGATTGACAGCCTGGGTATGTTGTTAACGCCCACTGACGTTGATCAGTTCCAGAAGGGTGACATGAAGGGTGACATGGGCCGTAAGCCCAAAGCACTCACAAGTTTGGTTCGTAACATGGTTAACCAACTTGCACCCTTCCCAGTGGGAATTGTAGCAACCAATCACACCTATGCGTCACAAGATATGTTCGACCCTGATGACAAGATCTCAGGCGGACAAGGTTTTATTTACGCATCAAGTATTGTTGTAGCAATGAAGAAACTCAAGCTCAAGGAAGACGAGTCAGGAAATAAAACTTCTCAGGTACATGGTATCCGTTCAGCCTGTAAAGTAATGAAGACCCGCTATAGCAAGCCTTTTGAAGGAGTGCAGATTAAGATTCCATATGAGCGTGGCATGGATCCATTCAGTGGCCTGATGGATATGTGTGAAGCTCGTGGTATCCTAGTCAAGGAAGGAAACAAACTGGCGTATGTATCTCCAGTGACAGGTGAAGTTATCAAAGAGTTCAGGAAAGGCTGGACTTCAGATAAACTTCAGGTAATTATAGATGAGTGGGGACAAAATCCCATGGTTGACAACACTGAGCCAGAGGACGTTGACCCCACTGAACTTGATTTAGAACCAGTCACAGAGGAATACGCAGATGAGTCCTGAAGTAGCACTACTGCATGAAGTATGGACCACAGTAAAACTACACGCGCCTAAAAACGCCAGTGTGGAACTTGCTGAGGCCTTGCTTCGCTGTTTTGATGATGGATCAGATATCGAAGATATTGTAACTGATGTCAATGAGTTTGATAAAATCATGAAAGCTGCCATTGTTAGTCATTTTGGTGATTATGACGATGATGATGACACAGACGACACAGACGATGAATGGGAATAACACATGAGTACCTGGTACAACAAGATAGTTGATGATTTATCTAACATTGTGCCATGTATAGACTACTTCGAGAATGAACTCGAGGAAGCCAAATACGAATGTGGTATAAAAGGCAGCCTGGAGCGACTCTCGGCTGCCCTCCCAGGCATCACTGAACAACGTTTTAATCAGCTCCAGGAGATAGAAGCTATCCTGGAGCACCTCAACATAAAATTACGCAAAGAGCGCAGTAAAGTATTCCGCACATATTTAGAGTCCTATAACAGGCAGCTCACTAGTCGCGACGCAGATAAGTTCGTGGATGGTGAGGACAGTGTGATCTCACTGACAGAGCTATGCAATCAGTTCAGTATGCTTCGCAACAAGTACCTGGGTATCATGAAGGGCCTGGATACCAAACAGTGGCAAATCGGTCACATCACTCGCCTCAGAACAGCAGGCATGGAAGACATAGTCATTAGTTAAAAAGACTTGACAATCTCAGGATTTGTGTTAATATCAATATATCCTGGGAAAACGGACGGGGGAATAGACCCCGCCCCCCAGGTAATTATTCCAAGTATTATCACATCTTCAAGGAAATCAATAACTTACAGGCTTGACAGATCACAGAAATGTGCTATTATATATGTGTAGGTTAAAGAAACGGAGAGAACATGCAAAATCCAACTCAGGTAGAGATCACCAAGTACCACCTCAATGGCAACCTAGAGGGCATGAACACCACAGAGAAGATGGGTTTTGTAAACTGGGAAGATGCTTGCAAATGGGCAGGTAGTGTAACCATGTCTGTAGAGTGTCCATATGTGGTACTTGAAATGCGTGACATCAACACTGGTACTGTAGCAAACTTTTAATTCAGGGGTTGACATATCCCCAGAATGTGTTATCATATATGTGTAGGTTAAAGAAACGACAAGTCTGTAGGAGGCCATATGTCTAAGATAGTAATTAAAAGGGGTGTTTACGCCAGGAAGCCTGTTGTCAACACTGTGTTTGAGCTCGTCAAGCCCGTAAGCAAAGGCAACAAGGGCTTATTTGTGACTGTGGATGGTGAGCCCCTGGGTTTTCCAAATCGAAATTTGCGAGTTATGCTGGACGACGAGCGTGACGTGGAGTATACTGGAGTTGTCGAAACACCAGAACAACCAGAGGAAACTGATGCTGAAGCCATGGACCGCATCGCGGGCCGCTTTAAGATTCTGGACGATATGTCAGACGCTGTGGCTAACGGCGTGGTGCGTGGCTTGATTGTGTCAGGCCCTCCTGGCGTAGGTAAGTCGTTTGGTGTTGAGAAGGTGCTTGACGAGTATGACGCAATGTCTAAACTATCAGGCGAAGGCACTCGCACAGAAATTGTAAAGGGTTCGATGACTCCCATTGGCTTGTTCCAGACTCTGTATCATAACTCCAGTGCTGGTAACATTTTAGTGTTTGATGACTGTGACTCAGTGTTGTTTGACGAAGTATGTCTGAACATGCTCAAGGCAGTCCTGGACTCAGGCAAGAAACGTACCATTACCTGGAAGGCAGAGTCCAGCACACTGCGCCGTGAAGGCATCCCAGATCGCTTTGAGTTCAGAGCAGGTGTTGTGTTTATTACCAACGTTAACTTTGAGAATGTTCGATCTAAGAAGATCAAGGACCACTTGGCGGCACTGATGTCACGATGTCACTACATTGACCTGGAGATGGACTCAGAACGTGATCGTTTTTTGCGCATTAATCAAATTGTCAGGGACGGCATGCTCGACGAGTATGAGTTTGGCGATGAGGCTAACAAGGAGATCATTGACTTTATGGTGATAAATGCCAAGCGTCTCAGGGAGATTTCGCTTCGCATGGTGCTCAAGGTCGCAGACTTGCGTAAAATGTCTCCAGATACCTGGAAAGAACTTACTGAAGCAACATGCATGAAGAGGCTGGGCGCATAACTCCTACAGTCCTGCCCAGGCAGGCGCCCATACTCCCCCCTGGCCGAGCCGGTACAGGGGGTTTTTTTATTTTCGTTATCTTGACGAACTCAATAACCACGTGTTATAATAAATTATGAAATGCACCCTAGTGATAAAAGACGAAGTCAATGTCCATTTTAAAGATGTTGATCCCAAAACTAGACGCAAACTAAATGCTGCGGTAGAATTCTTTCTGCCCCACGCCATGTATATGCCTGCATACAAACTAGGCCGTTGGAATGGCAAGGTGAGTTTTTGTGATGTGGCTGGGCGTACATACTTTCAGTTATTGGAAAAACTGTTACCCATAGTAGTGGAAGCAGGCTATGAGCTTGAAATAGAAGATCACAGAACACCACACAACTTGGAATTTGAACACGTTAGCCAGACATCATATGACCATGTGATGTGGCCCAAGCGACACCCAGCGGCTGGGGAACCCATTATACTCAGAGACTATCAGGTAGCTGCAATCAACCGCTTCCTGGACAACCCACAATGTCTGCAAGAGATTGCTACTGGTGCTGGTAAGACATTAATCACAGCAGTGCTGAGTCAGAAGGTAGAGCACCTGGGTCGTAGCATGGTTATTGTGCCCAACAAGGATTTGGTTACACAGACAGAACGTGACTATAAAAACATGGGCCTGGATGTGGGTGTGTACTTTGGAGACCGTAAAGAGTTTGGTAAAACGCACACCATATGTACCTGGCAGAGTTTGGCAGTGTTGGAGAAGGCTACCAAGAAAGGCGAGGCTGAGGTGCCCATAGACGAGTTTGTGGAGGATGTAGTGCTCATCATGGTGGATGAGGTACACAAAGCCAAGGCAGATGTATTGCGTGACCAACTGAGCGGCATGTTCAGAAACGTACCCCTACGCTGGGGACTCACTGGCACAGTGCCCAAGGACGAGCATGAGGCAACTGGTGTTACCAGCGCACTGGGACCAGTCATAGGATCACTGTCCAGCAAAGAGTTACAGGACATGGGTGTGCTAGCCAAGTTAGACATCAACATATTCCAGATGAAAGACGCGCCCTTGGGATTTGCTGGCTATGCTCAGGAACTCAAGTGGCTCACAACTGACCCGGCTCGTATCAGCGAAATAAGTAACATGATAAAATCAATATCAGGTAGTGGAAACACATTGGTGCTAATTGATCGCATTGCAACTGGTGATATGTTCAAAGATCTAAACCCTGACTGGGTGTTTGTGAGTGGCAAGATGAAGACCGCAGATCGTCAGGACGAGTATGACGAAGTATCAGAGACCAATAACAAGGTTATTGTTGCGACATATGGCGTAGCTGCTGTGGGTATCAACATACCCAGGATCTTCAATCTCGTAATGATCGAGCCTGGTAAATCATTTGTCAGAGTGATCCAGAGTATCGGCAGAGGCATCCGTAAGGCTGAGGACAAGGACTATGTAGCAGTATATGACATAACCTCAGACCTCAAGTACAGCAAGCGACATCTTACCAAGCGTAAGGCGTTCTATGCTGAAAAAGAATTTAAATATAACTTGACCAAATTGGAGTATAAATGAAAATACTAACTGTAGATAATACTAGCTACGAATTAGATACTGTACCTGAACAAATAGATGATATCAGATACTGTGTTCTGGATGCTACAGATCGTGAAGATGTAGATTATTTTTGGTTACCACTGATCTTTTTAGAAAGTTTCCATGCACCGGCAATTTGCTTAAAAATTGGTAAGTTTGAAATACAAATGCCCATGGATTGGAGCATAATGATTTGCGATGAGGATTTTACAAGTGTTGAGGTATTGCCATTGGCGAGTCTGAATAACCGAGGTTTTAAAGCTGTGGCACTCAATCCATTTCATACTTCGAAGTTGGAGTCATTGGACATACAAATTACTAACATATTTCAGGATATTGTGTGGTACTTTCCCAAGCTTAAAAATGGGCACATCCTGAGTATACCACTGGAAAGTGGTGATAATCCCAAATGCGCATTCTTTGTTAAGGAAGCAAATAAAGTGTGCGATCTAAATGTTGGTGATCTCATTGGATGACACCTCAAAGCCTAATCTGCTTCCCTACGGTTTAACAAGTAGTTCCCCTGCTATTACATTATCGAATTCTGATTTAATAAAGTCCGAACGCGGGGTAGCAGCTAGTAGTTTTTTCCAGGAAAAACTCAGGCAAATTAATGCTGAATATGATCGTTTAATATCACTTGCAAAACACACAGACTTAGTGTATAATAGTCACTATAATTTTATACCCAAGGTGGGAAAAA